AAATAATTCGGGTGCCATTTCGTGGCCCGCAAATATTTTTTTCATTGCACGCTTTGAAGTAAAAGCAAATTTTTCAGATAAATCATTTACAGAAACGTCAACTACTTCGGGTGCTTTATCATCCCTATCAGAGTGAGTAATCATAAGACTTTCGCCATTCTCACCTGTATAAGTACCTTTAAATGAACGTTCAATAGAGTGTATCATTTCATCGGTAGGCTGTCCGTTAAAGAAGTTTATTATCTTACCAACTGAGAAACCGCTACTAACATAATTTTTATTGAACGTACTAATATCCACATCGGTATTAATATCATTTACTATTGACTGATATTGTGCAATAGGGTAAACACTTTCTAATTTACTTGCACTTGCTGTATAATATTTAAAGTCAATAAAGAACGTGCCAGCAGTTCCATTGTTTTCAAATTTATTGATACACTTAATATCTTTTGCTTGAGTATTTTTATTCCAATTTTTACTAAAATATAATTTAGTTTCGCATTCTGAAATTCTACAATTAGCAGAATTTAAAAAGTACATTTCAATCGGTTGTCCTTGTAAGTTAGTTATAACTTCTACATAAACACCGTTAAATAATTCTGTATTTAAACTTACTTTTTTACCAGCTTGATTTAAAGTTTCTTTACGGTTAAAATTATCAATAAACGTGTCAACTTTAATTTGGTCAACTTCATTTACTGCCTTCAATCCTTTGCCCCAAATATACCTAGCCTTACGGTTAACAATAGCCCTATGTTCGGGATGCTCGTTAAATAAACGTACTAACTCCTGTGGGTATAAATTATCCTTACCGTATTTAATATATCCTTTATTGTCTTCGCTAAACGTTAATTTAGGTAACGCCTTAAACGTTAACATGTGCTTATTATCTATGTATTGAAATTTAACCGCCATATACTACTGTATTGTTTTCGTTGCCAGTGTAAACTGGATAGTCACTTAATTGTGATGCAACGTTTAATTTTCCTTTATCAATTAAATTTAATGCTAGTAACGGATTCAAATTAGTTGTACTTGTTTGCTCATAAACATTGTATTTATAAAAACCACTTAACGTTAAAGTGAAAGTACCATTCAATAAGTCTTCCGTTACATTTTCAATAAATTCAAATTCGTTATATCTTAATTTATTAGTACTTATATCTGCTGCAATAAAGCATTTAACTTCATTACTCATATCATTAATAACCTCAAATAAATATACAGCATTCGTTAAAGTAGTTTTTTCACTTAACGTTAAAATGACTGTATTCGTTGTATTTTTGTTTATTAATATCACTAATATAATATAGTATTTTTTTAAACTTTTACAAAATAAAAAAAGCAACCGATTAAGATTGCTTTTAATATTTGTGTAATTAATTTATTAAACAGTTAATAAACCTGCTAAGATAGTGCTATCAACTTTAACAGCCGATACGCTTGAACGTCCTTTGATTGTTAATGTGCTACCAATAAAGTCACCCATTGCAGTACCCGATTCAAATTTAGAATCAATAGCATTTGAACCGTAAGTTCTACCTAACATCCAAGCGTCACCGTTTTGCATTACTGCAATAAGTACTACTTTGTTAGATAAAATCAATTCAAGTTCTTGTTGATCTAATGTATTTAAACCATGCATCTTAATAGAACATTCCCAGTCATAAGCCTTAGAACCTGAAGCAGTTGTACCTGCACCAGTATAAGACCACATACCTTGTTCAATCTCTTGTGCGATAGTTTTCCATGCAACTGTTTTAGTAATAGCAGTTACAACGTTTGCTGTTAACGTAGACGTTAAAACGTTAGCAAATGGTGTAATATACCATGAAGCTACGCCCGCTGTCGTTAAGCAGTCTTTTAGTGTGTAATTTTGTGTAAGTGGACAAGCCATTGTTTTATAATTTTATAATGTTAAAAATGAAAGGGGTTAAATCAATAACCCCTTAATTATTTATGCGTAAACGTATAACGTGTTAAATCTTTGGTTAGTTACGTGAGCAAAGATTGTAAACACTACATCGTAAAAATAGTCCTTACGAGGTTGAGGGAATTTATCAATAACAACCATGTTAAGGTCTTCCATCAAATCCGTGCACCATTTAATATTGGATGGTATGGACACAAAAATTGTGTTCTCAGCAACTGGTACAAATTTAATTTCAACACCTAAGTAGTAGTATTTATCTGCTACCATATCAACACTAAATACATCACGGTAAGTTGCATTAACGTTTGCAATATTGATAAATTGTTTGTGAGAACGTGGAGCGTAAATGAATGGTTTTTCGTCAGCAGCACTTAAAGTCTCAGGTACAATAGCAGCGTAAACTAAAGCGTATTGAGCAGCAATAGTACTTGCAGTAATTGCAGCAGTACCTACAACTTTAATACGTCCACCAACAGCAGCGTTGTTATAAATTGCACGTGTTACAACTGAATCAAACAATGTAGTTGGCATTGCAGCAACTAATGTTTTTTCCATTGCACCAACTTGGTTATTAGCAGTACCAGCAGTTAAAGCAGCAACAGCCGTTTTAGTTGCACTTGTAGCACCGTTCCAAAATTTAGTTTCAGCATCAGCAGAGATTGACTTTGCTACACCGTTTAAAATCATTTTAGCGAATTCGTCAGATACATCATTCCAAGCACCTGGCTTCATATCTCTATTGAAACGAGAAGTTCTTAAATCATTCGGAGTGAATGAATCTAAATACTCAACTTTAACCGGAGTGATTAACACATCGTTAATACCGATAGTTCCTGAAGCAGAAGGATTAACTTGCCAAGCTTGCATGGTAGTCGTATTGGTATTTTCCGAAAATATAGTACCAGCTTTGATACCAGTTTCAAAAGATACTAAACCTTCAGAGATTGTTTTGTTTTCAAAGATAATTTCAGAGATTACTGGATCTGCAGCTACTCCATTTATCGTTACTAATTGTGAATAAGATATTGCCATTGTTTTTTGTTTTTATTTTTTAGTTTATAATTATTTTTATCCTACGAATTTATTCTGTTTTCTTAATTTGAATAACTCTAAAGGAGTTAAGTCGTTGTAGTTTTTTTCTACTTTATTGTTAGCTTCTAAGTTTAAAGCTACTGCGTTTTTATCCATTGCATCAATAGCACTCAAAGCAACTGATAAACCTTTTTTAGTTTCAGATAATTGTGCTTCTAAGTTTTGTTTTGTTGCATAGTTTTTTTCTAATGCTTCTAAACGGCTTAAGATTGCTTTCATTTCAGATTCAACTGGCTCGATTGGCTCAGGTTGTACGTCCGCTTCTTTAGTTTTAATTTCAGTAATAACACCAGCCATACAAATAACCTTAGTACCGTCAGCAAGTTCAAACTCACCTTCAGCTGGTACAGCCACACCGTCAGCACCTGTGAATGTAGCCATTGCGCCTACTTCCATTTTGTCAACCGATAACATAGTGCCATCAATTAATGTAACGTCCTCTAATTTTACTACTTGAGTAGCTGGCAAATCAATACCGAATTTTAATAAGGCAGATTTTAAAGCGTCTTTTGTTTCTTTTGATAACATATTTTTAATTTTAATTTTTGTTTCTTAATATAATATAGTAAAATATTTGTTTTTTACAAAATATTTTTTATGATAGCTTCTATCTCAGTTTCGCTTAATTCAATCTCTTGCTCTAAATCAAAGAAACCCTCTAAACTTACACCGTTAACTTTACCACTTTTAACCTCATTCCAAATTAAATCGTTATTAATTTTCATGCTGCAAAAGATAGTACCGTCAGGTAAATCAAAACCTTTGGGCTGTAAGATGCCACGACTAGCGTCACTGATAAATACTTCAAACACAAATACCCCTTTGCTTAAATCACTTGTATCATGTGTCAATTTTACTTTACGTTGGTTGCCGTCTAACATATACTTTTGTAGTATCTTCATGTTAACGTCTTTTTTATACACTACATAAAATTCTTTACCGTCTATTTGTCGGTATATTGGTAAATCCGCAACAATAACGGGTGCAGTAATTATACGCTGCTCTTCCTGTAAAGTAAATTTAAACTCATACGGTTTGTGTTCACTAAATGCTAAAAATGATTGCATCATGGCAGGGTCGGAAACGATTGCAATATTTTGAATCCCTTGTTCTTTTAATTCTAAGCCGCTTAAATCTTCATTAATTGTAGCGTAAAAAATTGGTAGTTTATTTTCCATAATTTTAAAATGTTGATTGTTTTTCTAATGTTTCTACTCGATTGGTTTTACTAGATACTTCGTCAACTCCTACGGTTGCTTTTACTTGTATCACTGGTGTCATTTGTCTTTCGTTGTCACTGCCTATTCTTTTGCCAGTTTCATCAAACGATGTACTTTGACTTGTATTGTTTTGTTGCGTGCTTATACTTGGTGGGCTTGGAATAGGTGGCGCACTTGGTAATGCAGCAGCACCTCCACCACCGCCACCACCGCCAGCATCAAATTTAGTACTTGCAATTTTAGCTATATTTGCAGCCGCTGCGATACCGACACCAACCGCAGTTGCTACTCTTAATACGGTTGCTATTGGTTCGGGCAAAACTGATTGAGCAGATAAGGCATTCATAACACCCTGTATTCCTGTTATAACAGCGGATTGAATAGCTAGCGCTTTATTTACTTTAAATTGTTGTTCGGCAGATTTTCGTTCAGCAGCTGAGCCTTTTTGTAAGTTCCTATTTTTAACCGCAAAAAAAG